CGGCATCGTGGACGGAATCAAGGACTTCTTTGGAATACACTCAGCGTCTAAATTGTTCGCCAATCTCGGCGGCTTTATGGCAGAGGGACTTGGCGAGGGCTTCGGCGATGAGATGAAAGACGTTTCAAAAAGTATGCAGAATGCAATTCCGTCAGATTTCGACCTCGACATGAACGGCACGGTTTCGGGCTTCAACGGGGTACAGACGCAGGCGTTTGATATTACGATTCCGTTGAGCATTGACGGAGTTCCGCTGACTAAGGTAATATCCCGAATACAGTGGAATCAGAACAAGGTGACGGTAAGGAATGCGGGGGCGGTGTGATGGTTGAGATAATCGTGACCGAAAACGGCAATGTGCGAGGTGTGTTTACAAGGGTGATTTCCGCATCGCTGACCGACAGTCTTAACGGTGAATGCACATTTCAGTTTTCTGTGATTTCCTCGATGGCTTCGGAGATATTCACGGGGCTGGAGGTACAGCTGAAAAGCGACACTCTGAACTACCTTTTCAATGTTGTGAAAGTGTCGAAATCTCTGTCCGGCGGCATTGCGATTTGCACTGTGGAGTGCGAACACAAGTCCTACGAACTTAACAATGACGAATACAAGCTGACTGAATTTGACTTCGAGGGCGCTCCGGGTGAGTGCCTTATTTCTTTGCTGCAAGGCACTTCGCTGACTGCAGGAATATGCGACCCGACCGTCCCAATAAAGCTGAAAATCAACCGTGAGTGTACCCGCAGAGCCGCCTTAATGCAGCTTATTGCGCTCTGCGGCGGCGAAATCGAGTACAACGGAAATGAGATAAATATCCGTTCTCACAGAGGTTCGCAGGACTATATCAGCATTATGGACGGTCAGAATGTTTCGGATTTGACTATGGAAACCGACAGCCGCTCCGGTACTACAAACTACGGACTGACGCTGTACAAGAACGTCAATTTTTCGGTCGGCGATAACGTGCAGATAGTGTTCCACCCGTTCAATCTCAATGTGAACACCCGCATAATCGCCATGAGTTTCAATCCGTACAACCGCCGTGAAATTTCCATCGAGGTCGGAGATTACAGACCGAGCATTTCGGACAATCTCTATCAGATGGAGCAGAAAACGAACGAGATACGCAATGACGTGAGCGAATCCACAGCAGAACTGAAAACCGCGACAAACAGCACGGATATTTCGATAACGGAGAAGTCACAAAGGCTGTTCCGCATTACTTACAATGCGATTCAAGCGACATACGCGGCATTCTGCTCGACTGTGAAGTTTGTCATTTCAGCTTCAGGAACTCTCGCATTTATTCTGAAAAAGAACGAAAACGAAGTCATGCGGTATGAGGAGTATTTCAGCGAGGGTTCGCACACCAAGACTTATACCTATCCGTTTACATCGGAGGTAGGTCAAAATACCATGTCGCTCAGTGTGGTTTCGGCTGACGGTGCAGAGGGCAAGTTTCCGAAAATGCAGACCTGGGGCTATGTAATGGGCGCTTACCTTGCAGGAGATACTCCGTGGGACGGTTACATTGAAGCTCGAGAGGACGAAGTTTGCTTTTCAATGCGAAGAACCGTCAGAAAGAAACTTGTACACATATCTGATACTCTGCTGTTTGAGATACTCAAATCGCATAAGTTTAAGTTTGCCGAGCCTATGCCTGTTTACATCAAGCGTGAGAGGGGCAGAAAAACTCTTGAACCCACTGTCCGCGAGGTATTCCCGGACGCATGGAGTCCGAAGATAATCACACCGCCGCCAATCACCGTGGTGAACGTATCGAACAGAAAACTGTATCTTGAACTGCGAAATCCTGTCAAGGCAGAGCGCATTGAAACCACGGCATTCACAATGATAGTCACCACCGAAAATGAAACGGTGCGTTTACAGCCGATTTCCGCTGACTTCGGAGTGGGTGATTTCGGCAGTACGATTTGGCTTGCGTTCGGCAGTTCCGTGATGAAAGACAGCGTTCAGAGCATTACGCTGCTGTATGACGGAGATGTCGGAAATCTGACTGATGTTCTGAACAATGCGCCGTGTAACGGCTTCCAGACATCGTTTATTTACACACCGTATGAGGAGGAACAGAATGATTAAAGGTAAAGCGACCATTCAGCTTTTTGATGAAAAAACGGGCGAGGTAGTTCGTGAACTGCATGAGGAGAACATGATAACCAACGCAGTGGATACGATTCTCAACCCGCCCGATTACATCGAAATCGGCATGGATTCCGACAACGACCGCAGCTTTAATATGCTGCGTGATTTTGTGGGAAACATTGCCGATACTGCATTTCGTGGAGTTATAGTCTGCCGTGACAAAATCCCCGAGGACGGCAATAATATGATGCTCCCGTGGACGAACGAGGAAATAGGTCACGCAGGAATCGCCAACACGAACACGGACACAAGCATAGGCACTTACAATGCCAACGAAAGCGGCCGCATTGAGAACGGCAAGGGCTACCGCCATGTGTGGGACTTTGCTTCAGACCGTGCGAACGGCGAAATAGGATGTATCTGCCTTACCACCAAGGACGGCGGCACCTGTGGCTACCACGACACTTACTGGAATCTTTCAACGGGAGGAACTGACCTCAACAGCAGTTCGGTAGATTCTTTCAAACAGGCATATCACACAATTGTGGGACGGTACATTCCGGATTCGCAGTTCAATTGCGGGGTTTTCAAGTGGTTTTACATGGGCAGGCTGTCCAATGGAAATGTGCGTCTTCTCGGAAAGCATATTCATGACGGGTGCATTTACGAGGTTGTTATGTTCGACCCCATGTCCATAAGCGTAAGCACGGAAAAGCCGTTCTGCGGCATTATAAGCGTGAAGAAAGTCATAGAGCTGTTTCCGGCTGCGGAGCGTATTCCTAATTCGACCTATGATAACAGCTATCATCATGGCAGTTATTATTACGATTGTAACACGAGCAATGTGAAAAACCTACCTGCGGAAGAAATTGAGAAGCTAAAGAGCGACTGGGAAAGTGATCCTCAGTGGCTGGCGTTCTTCCCCTATGTGATTGGGGACAAGATACACATTGTTGCAACCGCGCTCCAACATATTCATCATTACATTTTTGACCTGGACACTTATGAGCGGGTTTCCAAAAAGGTAATTGAAACCGATGTGCCTTTGCAAAATTACGGAGTTGGTATCAATAATGTATACGCTTCGGGGGTTTCGGGAAGTTACAGATGGTTTTACGGCGCGGGTGTGAACGGCGATTACTGCAATTCGCTGAGCGCATTTGAATGGGACGATAAGTACTTCGTCATTACAAAATATCCGCTGATAGACGGAAAAGAATCGACCGGAACAAATAACTTCGGGCAGCTGCGTGTTTTCACAAAGGACGGCAAATCCACGGGCAAGACGTGGCAGTATGTTGCTGACGGAACGCTCTCTAATATGACGGCGGCGAGCTTCTGGGGATTTTATGTTGACGAAAAGACGAACACTCCGCTTGTGATTTGCGATAGCTGCAACATTTCCTATTCACTGCTTGCCCTTGAGATAATCAAAAGCGGCGAGGATTACGGCAGATACAGAATGAGGTTCTCCGCTCCGACCTACGGAAACAGCTACTTGTATTCGTATGCGAATATCATCAAGACGGACGAACTTAGTCTGCCGCTGTATGTCCTGCCGTACTATCCGTATTCAAGCGGCAGTCAGCATTTCTTCGGCTTTGCGCTTGGAATATGCAAGCTGTGTCTTACCACAATAAACAACCTGTCAGAGCCGGTGCGAAAACTGGACGGGCAGGTCATGAAAATAACTTACGACATCGTTGACGAATGATTGGAGGGTTTATTATGAGAGAATTCTGGAACACAATTCAGCTTATTTTTACGGCGGTCGGCGGGTGGCTCGGCTGGTTTCTCGGAGGGAGTGATGGTTTGCTTTTTGCGCTTATTGCCTTTGTGGTGATTGACTACATAACCGGAGTGATGTGCGCTATATCGGACAAGAAGCTGTCAAGCGCAGTCGGGTTCAAGGGAATATGCAGAAAGGTGCTTATCTTCGCTCTGGTCGGCGGCGGGCATATTCTTGATACTCGGGTTATTGGGGCAGGCTCTGTTCTGCGCACTGCGGTGATATTCTTCTATCTGTCGAACGAGGGTATTTCGCTGCTTGAGAACGCCGCGCACCTGGGTTTGCCTGTTCCGAAGAAGCTGAAAGACATACTGGAGCAGCTGCATAAGCGCTCGGAAAAGGAGGACAATGATGAAGATTAAAGGTGTTGATTTAAGCTACTGTCAGGAGGGCATTAGCTTTCCTGCGCTGAAACAGGCGGGCGTGAAGTTCGCAATTATCCGTGCGGGGTTTTCCACCAAGAAAGATGTTACTATGGATAAGTTCGTGGCGGACTGCAAGAAACACAGCATTGACTACGGATTTTACTGGTACAGCTATGCAATGAGCGTTGAGCAGGCACTGACAGAGGCTGAAAAGTGCATTGAGGTAATCAAGAACTTATCTCCGACATATCCCGTATTCTTCGACATGGAAGAGAAAAAGCAGATTAGCGGTTTGAACACGGACACACGCACAAAGATGGCTATTGCTTTCTGTGAAAAGATAAGTCAGGCGGGATTCAAGCCTGGAATTTACGCAAATCCGTCTTTTATGGAGAACTATTACGACAAGAGCAAGATTGTCGGCAGGTACGACATCTGGCTTGCTCACTGGACTAACAGCCCCGACTGTCCGTCAAAGTACAACTATTGTCAGACAATGTGGCAGTGGGGGCTAGACAGAATAGGCGGATACGATGTTGACGGTGATATCTGCTTTACCGATTACGGCAAGAAAAAGCCTGTCGAGAAAACTATAGATCAGCTTGCTGACGAGGTTCTTGCCGGCAAGTGGGATAACGGTGCTGAGCGTGAAAGGCTGCTCACCGCCGCCGGATACGACTACAATGCGGTTCAGAAAAGAGTGAACGAAATACTCAACAAGAAAACCGTTGACGAGATTGCAAACGAGGTTATTCGTGGCGAATGGGGCAACGGCGCTGAACGCAAGGAGAAACTCACTGCGGCAGGATATGACTATTTTGCTGTGCAGAAGCGTGTAAACGAAATGCTCTGATAAAACTTAATTCTATACAGCAGCAATGCCCACCTTGGATAGATTTCCTTGGTGGGCATTATTTTTTGCGGACCGGAAAGCTGAGTTTCTTCCAGTTGATACTGAGGTAATCTCAGACTGGAGGAAAATTTTATGACAAATCAGCAAAGGAATCAGATACGAACAATGCGTCTGCAAGGAGCAGGATATATTAAAATAGGAAAAATCCTTGGTATTTCAGATAATACAGTGCGCTCGTTCTGTCGGCGTAATGGTCTTGACGGCAAGGCTAAGAACACCATTGCCTGCAAACAGTGCGGAAAAATGATAAAGGTTGTTCCTAAACAGAAACCGAAAAAGTTCTGCTCGGATTCTTGCCGTAATGCGTGGTGGAAGGAACACCCGGAGTGTATCACCAAAAAGGCAGTGTATGAGTTTACCTGCGCTTGCTGTGGGCGGTATTTCACCGCTTATGGGAATAGTCACAGAAAATATTGCTCTCATGGCTGCTACATAGCCGGACGCTTTGGAAAGAAGTGTGGACGTAATGAGTAACGCTTATAGAGTGCGGTTAGAAAGCTATCTCGCTTCAATGCTCCAGGCAAAACAGATGATGTCGATGGGGATTTTAACCTCTGATGATTATACCGCTATTGATACAATTATGACCGAAAAATACGGTATATCTTCGTGTAGTTTATATTGCGGAATCGACTTGATATATGATGGTTTTAGAGGTAATATGTCACACTGCAAGGAGGTGACGTAATGTCAAAAAAAATAACCATCGTATCAAAACCACCAAAATTGGAGCGGAAAAAGAGAGTTGCCGCTTATGCCCGTGTTTCCAGTGGGAAAGACGCTATGCTTCACTCGCTGTCAGCGCAGGTCAGCTATTACAGCGACCTTATCCAAAGCCACGGCGAATGGCTTTATGCAGGAGTATATGCAGATGAAGCCAAGACAGGCACCAAGGATTCAAGAGCAGGTTTTCAGAATTTGGTAGCAGAATGCCGTGCCAGTAAAATCGATATGGTGATTACAAAATCCATCTCCCGTTTTGCACGAAACACAGTCACGTTGTTACAGACTGTCCGTGAATTCAAAGCCCTGGGGGTGGATATTTATTTTGAAGAGCAGAACATTCATACAATGAGCGGTGACGGAGAATTGATGATGACGATTCTTGCGTCTTATGCGCAGGAAGAAAGCCGTTCGGCAAGCGAAAATCAGAAATGGCGCGTCAAACGTAATTTTGAAGCCGGTATTCCTTGGGACAGAACTTTACTGGGGTATCGAATGGAAAATGATCATTATATTATTGTTCCAAAGGAAGCTGAAATTGTCCGCCGTATATATAATGAATACCTTTCCGGCAGCGGCTATAATTCAATTGCTAAAATGCTGAATGATGAGGGGATTCTGTCACGGTTCGGCGGAAAATGGAATCAGTCTGCCGTTTCAAGGGTTCTTAGTAACTACACATATACGGGCAATCTGCTCTTGCAGAAAACCTTCAGTGAAAACCACATTACAAAAAGAAAGATGTTCAATACCGGTGAACTTCCAAAATACCACGCAGAGGACGCACATGAAGCCATTATAGACATGGAAACTTTTCAGGCGGTTCAGAAAGAAAAAGAACGCCGAGCATCTCAATTCATCAAAAAGCCTAGTACAAAGAAAATATATCCGTTTACCGGTCTTTTGGTGTGTGACAACTGCGGAAAGAACTATCGTCGCAAGGTCACAAAAACAGGCGCAGCCTGGGTGTGCGGAACATTCAATTCACTTGGTAAAGCGGTCTGTGCGTCTAAACAGATACCGGAGTTTACCCTACAGCAAGTCACTGCTGATGTCCTGGGTCAGAATGATTTTACGCACGAGTGGCTTTGCGACCGAATTCAGCATATTCGTGTCTGCAATGATAATGCTCTGATTTTCTGTTTCAATGACGGTTCTGAAATTACACGAATTTGGAAAGACCGTTCACGCAGTCAAAGTTGGACGGACGAGATGAAAGAAGCCGCCCGTCAGAAAACATTAGAGAGGAGCAAGCATAATGCCTAAAGTTACGATTATACCGGCGACTGTAAATCCCTTGACGCACCTGCCAAAGGCAGCCGTGCAGAAAAGGAGGGCTGCCGGATATGCCCGAGTTTCAACTGACAGTGATGAGCAGTTCACAAGCTATGAAGCGCAGGTGGACTACTACACCCGATACATTCAGTCAAAGCCAGAGTGGGAATTTGTAAAGGTCTATACCGATGAAGGAATTTCCGGAACAAATACCAAGCATCGCGATGGCTTCAAGGAGATGATTTCCGATGCATTAGCAGGCAAAATCGACCTTATTGTTACAAAGTCGGTCAGCAGATTTGCTCGAAACACGGTTGACAGCCTTGTAACTATCCGAAAGCTGAAAGAAAACGGCGTTGAGTGTTATTTTGAAAAGGAGGGTATTTACACCTTCGACGGCAAGGGCGAACTGCTCATAACCATTATGTCCTCACTGGCGCAGGAAGAAAGCCGCAGTATTTCCGAAAACATTACTTGGGGTCAGCGCAAGAGTTTCGCTGACGGCAAGATTCATTTGGCATATAAGCATTTCCTCGGTTATAAAAAGGGCGAGGACGGACGCCCTGCCATTGTCGAGGAAGAAGCCTCCGTTGTCAGGCTAATTTACAGATTATTTCTTGACGGCAAAACCCAAGCAGGAATTTGCAGGTATCTTGAGGACTTGGAAATACCGTCACCAAGCGGTAAGGCAAAGTGGAGCAAAACCACAGTTACCAGTATTCTGACAAATGAAAAATACAAGGGTGACGCACTTCTCCAAAAGTCTTTTACAGTAGATTTTCTGCAAAAGAAAACAAAGCAAAATGAAGGCGAGGTGCCGCAGTATTATGTTGAGAGCAGCCACCCCGCCATTATTGAACCAGACGAGTGGGATCATGTTCAAGCTGAATTTGCCAGACGAAAAGCACTCGGCAACGCATACAGCGGGAAGAGCATTTTCTCGGCAAAGCTAGTCTGTGAGGACTGCGGCGGATTCTTTGGCTCAAAGGTCTGGCATTCCACAGATTGCTACCGTCGCACCGTTTGGCAGTGCAACAATAAATTCAAAGGCGGTGAACGCTGTCTGACGCCAACTGTGGATACGGAAACCGTACAGCAGCTCTTCATAAAAGCCTATAACCAGATGATGGGAAATAGAAAGCAAATCATCGAGGACTGCGAAATAATGCGTAAAAAGCTGACCGATTTCAAGTCGCTTGACGCTGATATTGAGCGTCAGTTTGAGGAAACGCAGATTGTTGCCGAACTTGTCAAGGCTGCAGTTAAGGATAATGCAGTCACCGCACAATCGCAGGAAGCGTACTTGAAAAAGTATGAAGCACTTACTAAACGGTACGAAACAGCGGCAGCGGAACTGGAACGCCTGCAAAACCTCCGTACTCTCCGCAGTCAAAAAGATAAGGCGATGGCACTTTACATACGAACCCTGAAAAAACAACCGACCGTATTGAGCGAGTGGAACGACACCTTATGGACTGTGATGGTAGAGAAAGCAATCGTACACAGGAACAGCGAGATAACCTTTGAATTCTACAATGGTACTAAGGTTAAAGTGAGGCAATAAAACGATCGCTCTACTAAAAATCAATGCCATCTCAATAAAATCAAACAGTAAACACCGCCGCATAGAGAAGCTACTCTCTGTGCGGCGGTGTTCCTTCATATTTTCTTATCGTACACGATATGCTGCTTCACCGGAAGCCTCAATTACGCTCAGACCAATTTTTTCTTTCTTATGATACTGATTGCAACGCTCACGACATTCCAGAGCAGAGAAGTGCCTGCAACGGATACTGCCGCGGTTGCAAGCGGCTTGGAAACATTAACGTTGTCGCTGATAGCGGAAATATTGCCCGCGTCCAACGTCGTATTGTCAGTCAGTGTCAGAATCAGGTTGCCGTTGTCATCAATGCGGCAGCCCTTGATTCCGATACCGTTCTTTCCGTCAACGCCGTCCTTACCGTCTTTTCCGTCCGTACCGTTCTTGCCGTCAGTGCCGACGATTTTACCGAGATTGGTAACAACGCCATCGGTAAACGTGATAATCAGATTGCCGTCGGCATCAATTTCAGCCGATTGTATTCCGTTGCCGTTTGAACCGTCTTGACCGTCCTTTCCTGCGTCACCTTTTTCTCCGGTGACTTTGCCGAGGTTGTGTACAGTACCGTTTGACAGTGTAATGATAAGGTTGCCGTTTTCGTCAACAACAGCATTCTCAATGCCGACTCCGTCAGCACCGTTTCTACCGTTTTCACCGTTGCTTGCGTTTACCTTGCCTGCATTATGCACAGTGTCGTCAGTCAGAGTGATTATGAGGTTTCCGTCATCATCTATCGCTACCGACTTAACGCCTATGCCTGTATCTCCCTTGTCGCCTTTGTCACCCTTATCGCCTTGATTGCCCTGTTCACCTTTATCTCCTGTTACCTTGCCTGCATTATGCACGGTGTCATCGGTCAGTGTGATAATAAGATTTCCGTCCTCGTCGATAGTTACCGACTTAACGCCTACACCTGTAGCGCCAGTATCACCCTTGTCGCCTTGGTCGCCTTGGTCGCCTGTATCACCCTTTACATCTGTCACAATAACAGTAAGGAGTATATCGCTGTCTACAGTAAATGTTATTTCGTTTTTGTTTGTTTCGGAAAGCAGCTCGCCGCCGATGTACCAGCCCTTGAGAATAAAGGTCGGGTCAAGTGTCACGGTTGCTGTAAGCCGTGTTCCCTCACGAAGCTTGTCACCGCTTGAAATCTTTCCTTTATCGTTTTTAACCGAAAGGATACAGCCATCAATAGTTGTGGGGAATGTGACCGTATATTCCGGTATCTCCTCGATTTTCACCGAGATATTGGTATCCGCCTTGATTGCGCCGGTTTTATAGGTATAGCTGCCGTCGCCGTTGTCGATCCACGATGCCGCGTCCGCAAGGCGGTAGTTTTCATTCGGCTTGACCGTTACGATGATTTCATCGCCGTAACGGACGGTTTTGCCGCTTACGAAATCTTTGTCACCGTTTTTGATTGTCATATCTGCGTGCTTCGGGTTATCCACCGTAAACGTGTATTGTTCGATTT